CGTAAGTATGCATACCAATGCATACTAACTACAAGGAGGACTTATGTCTTTTTACACACCTCGAGTACGCGTAATTGATTCTAGGTTTCCGACCGATGAGACTGTAACATCCGTCTCTCCGACCGGAATTAGAACTGTTACGCCGTACAAGCCCTCGTTTACGGGGACTTTGAAGACAATGTCTGATTCGAATAATCGCGGTTGGCGTAAAGCTCAAGCCAACGGCCGACTAACGATGACTGACTGCGTCATGACGAGGTTATCCAGAACTTACTCACCTGGCAGTATTTTTATTCGGTGGGCAAATAATGCCACCGATACTACTGCTGGTGACCTGATCTGGATGTGTGAGAATCACGCGTCATCCATCCCAAACCTGAATCCAGGCAGCAATATGGAAGCTATCGCCTTGGCAAACGCTTACGCCAAGATGAATGCATCTCCATTAATGCTAGCGGAACAACTGAATGATTTAGGTCAGACAGTTGGGATGCTGCGAAGTCCTTTCAAGACTGCACGACAGCTAGTTATGAAAATGACTAAGTATCGTAATGCACGTCTTGGAAAAACAGCCAAATCTGCTGCAAAGGCCAGCGCTGATGCGTGGCTTGAGTACAGATATGGTTGGAAGCCGCTCATACTTGATGCAGAAACAATCATCAAGGAGTCGCACAAATTTCGTGCGAGATGTGATCGGATTCATCTTGTAGCCAGGGCGCAGGAGAACCATACCAGTAACGTATCTGGTACTTGGCCTGCGACCTACTTTCCGGCGTCCAGTTGGGCGTCGGCTGGCAGCATCTCACGCAATCTTACTGTGAGATGCAGTGCGGGAGTCATTTACGACGTTAAAAGTCGTAATACCATCGAGGACCTGAATACACTTCTTGGCACTAGGCTAAGAGATGTTCCGGCGACTCTTTGGGAAATCCTCCCATATTCCTTCGTTGTGGATTGGTTTGTCAACGTTGGTTCGTGGCTTCAGGCTGTTACACCTGTACCTGGATTAGAAGTACAATCCAGGTGGCATACAAGGGTTGAAGAAGAGGTCGTAACAACGTCCGCAACCTTCGCATACCCACCGCCGGCTCCTACTACCAACGTTTACAGCGGTTCATTTGGAAGTTCTGTTATCAACAGGACTACCTTCAAAAGGACCGCTAACCCAGAAACAACGGCAACCCCAGTACTGACTAACAGAAGTCTGTCGGTACTACATCAAGTTGATGCTGTGTCTTTAATGGTCCAACCCATTTTGGGCGGACTCAAAGGGCTCAGGCATTAACAATAGACTCTACAATACTGAGTCTAAGGAGGTTAACACCATGGGACTGAAAACTATGTCTCTACTTGCCAACGGTACTATTACGCCGTCTGGTGGCACTGCCCTTGCTTTCTCCGATGATGGAGTCAGCATCCAGAATGGTCTTCATCTGATAGTACCCGCAGACGCGGATTATCAGACTCGTCGACAGGTTACCGTTAAATATCGGCAACCATCACTCGACCCGAAGACCAACGTGTACAGCAAAGATAAGAAGAGTATTTGTTTAGCTCTTCCGATGGTGCTGTCAACCGGTTCTGTCGTATTTAATACGATCAGGATCGAACGTGAAGTCCATCCGTCACTGTCGGCAGCCAATGCTCTCGAGTTAAACAACCTCGGGGCTCAACTGCTGGTAGATAATGACGTCGTGGCGTTCTGGGCTAACGGATCACTTTCGTGATTCCGTAATGCTCCTCCCTAAAACCATAGGAGGATAGCAATGGTAAAGACCAAAAAGACAGAGAAATCATACTCTGTCGACCAGATGATGTGGACCGTATCATCATCCCTTGTCAGGGATTTCCAGGCCAATTTAGACGATCCCAGCTTTTGCAGAGATTACGCTCGCCTCATTAATGAGCGTGATCTTGCTGGGGTCCGAAATTTGGCGTCTGCGGCGATTGTTGAATCTGACGATAAGGCTAGATTTAAGGCCGAATATCAGATGCAGTCGCTTTTCAAAAGGTATAGATTCCAGACGGATATCTATCGCGACGATGAACTTGTCGACAAGGCAATTGCCTCGTTTATGAGCACTCAAAGTCGGGTCCGGGATCTTGATCTCAGTCTACTTGATGCATTTACAAGTAAGACAGTTAATCATGCCCGAGCCTACATCGCCAAAGTTTTAGGCGTGTACAGCGATGAAGAACATCGCAACCTTTGCAGATTTGGAAAACGGGCATCGGTCGGTATTCCTGCACGGCTTGCTTGTGAAGCAGCTCGCTGGGAATTACCGATTTCCGGTTCCTCAGAGCAAATAGCCTGGTTTGACTCAGAAATGAGTCAGATTGAGTCGGTCCAAGAATATTGGACAGCTCAAAAACGTCGTGATCCTAACGGATCCACTTACCAGGTTACGAGCTCGCTGGCACTGACGCTAGTCCCAAAAACGTTTAAGTCTTTGCGAGCAATCATGCCTAATACCACCATAGGCTCATATATGAGCTTTGGTTTAGGTGAGATGATACGTAAACGACTAAAGCGGGTTGGCTATGATATTCAGACGCTTCAACAGCGTCATCGTATCTTAGCACGGTCAGCGTCGCTGTACAATCACTGTACAACGGCCGATCTGTCGAGCGCATCAGATTCTATATCTGTGCAACTCGTGGAGCTCTTGTTCCCTGATGACTGGGTTAAAATTTTAAAACAGTCACGTATAGGACAAGTTGTTCTTCCGAATGACTCACTTGTGGAAAGCGAAACTTTCTGCACTATGGGCATCGGATACACCTTCCCGCTGCAAACGTTAGTCTTCCTGGCCCTTCTCAAATCTGTCGAGGCGACTTTGTATAACCGCTTTAACAGACGTACAATTAGCG